AGGATGGGAATGCGACGTTGGCTGCGGGTGTGGTTGATGGTAACGCTCTCACTTATTTGCAGGGGGTTGAGGAGTCTGAGGCTGGACTTATTTTTATGTCGAAGGGGGGCGAGTTTGCTTTTCGTGAACGGCTTGTTTCACAGGATGCTGGGGCGGTAACTTTTTCGGATGAGGGTTCGGGCATAATTTTTGAGGCGGTTGCTACAACGTATGGGGCGGAGTTGTTGGCGAACGATGTGGTGGTGTCGTCGTCGGAGGGGACGGTGACGGCTTCGAATGTGGGTTCGCAAACTGTTTATGGTGTTGTGTCGCGGTCGGTGGAAACCTTTTTGGCTTCTGGTTCGTTGCAGGGGTTGGCGGATTATATTGCGTCGCGTTATGGTGAGCCTGAGTTTCGTGTGGAGGCTGTGACAGTAAATTTGCGGGCGATAAGTGATAGTGAACGGGCGGATGTGTTGGGGCTTGAGTTGGGTGACCAGGCGAAACTTGTTTACACACCTAACGGTGTTGGTGACCGTATTGCTTTGCGTAACAGGGTTATTGGTATATCCCATCAGGTCGGTATCGATTCGCACCGGGTGACGTTTGCTTTTGAGGAGCTCGAGTTCAATTTCTTTATTCTTGATGATGACCCCGCTGGTAGACTGGACGCTGATGGTGTGCTCGGTTTTTAAGGAGAACAGTTTTGCCTAGAAAAGTGTTTGTTGCGAACGAAATTTTGACTGCGGGTGCGGTGAATACGAACCTGATGGATCAGGCGGTGATGGTGTTTGCGGATGCTGCTGCCCGTACGGCGGCTTTGGGTTCTCCGTCTGAGGGTATGGTGACGTATTTGGAGGATACGGATTCGTTGGAGTTGTATACGACGGTGTGGGGGCCGGTGTCGCCTGCTATTACTCGGGCGGATTTGCCTGCGGGGAGTGTGTTGCAGGTTGTGTCTACAACGAAGACGGATACGTTTTCCACTACAAGCACTTCGTTCCTAGACATAACGGGTTTTACCCTGAACATCACGCCGTCTTCTACTTCTAGTAAAATTATGGTTTTCGTTGATTTGCAGGGTGGTGGCTCTGGCGGAAACGCTTTTCACAGTTTAGTCAGAGGCTCAACAAACTTGGCGATAGGCGACTCGGCAGGCACAAGAGTAAGGTCAAGCGCGGTTTACCCTTACCAGCTCCTAGGAAACGCAAACGTAGGAGTAAATATAAGTTTCTTGGATTCACCATCGGCCACTGTTTCAACAACCTACAAGGTGCAAATGCGGGTTGAGTCGGCAGCGACTGGCTATGTAAACCGTTCACACAGCGACGCCGACGGTGGCAATCTTGCGGCACGAACCGCCAGCACTATTACTCTTATGGAGGTGGCGGGCTAATGGATATTCCAACAATTCTTTCCAGCAAATATGCGAGCAGTGAGTGGACGCTTGACGGTGACGACTACACCGGGCTCACCTGGCTTTCAGATACACCGAAGCCTACGAAAAAAGCTTTGGAAGCTTTATGGGCTGAGGTGCAATACGAAACAGCCTATGCGCGAGTGGAGCAGGCAAGACAGGCCGAATACCAGGCGACCACTGACCCGCTATTTTTTGAGTTTCAACGTGGCGATGTGACGGAGCAGGCATGGTTGGATGCTGTGCAGGCTGTGAAGGATGCAAACCCTTACCCTGAGGCGGTCTGATGAGGTTGCGGAACCCTTGGCCTGACGGTCGAACAATCAACGCGAGAAGTCCTTACGGTTGGAGGCGTCACCCTATTACGGGTAGGCGGGCTTTTCATCACGGGGTCGATGTTGCAGGGGTGTTCCCGGTAACTGTTGCGGGTGATGGTGTTGTGGTCAAGATTGGGTGGAGCCCTCGCGGTGGTGGGCATACAGTCTTGATTGACCATGGGCAGATTGTGACGGTCTACTATCATGGGGCGCACCGTACCGGGTTGCGTAAAGGGCAACGGGTTGTGACGGGCGATTTTATTTACACCTCTGGGACTACGGGTGCAAGTACTGGCAACCATCTCCATTTTGAGGTCAGAAAACGTGGCGGACGCTGGGGTGACACGCTCGACCCCGTACCTTTCCTTGACGGTGCTGCTGTAGTCGTAAAGCCTGCACTGCTTAAGGTCGATGGACGTTTGGGTCGCAACACGTGGAAAGCTTTCCAGACTGCACTCACTAACGCCGGGTTCCCTCTGGGCCGTATCGACGGCAGGCCGGGAAGAATGACCTACACAGCTATGCAGAAATGGGCTGGGGCGAAACCTGACGGGGTGTTCGGGCCAAACACTCGACGGGCTGTACAGCTTCTTCTTGACGTGAAACCCGATGGGGTGTGGGGGCGCCTAACTATCAGTGCCCTACAGCGGGCGATCAACGAAGGCGCAATCCGATGAGTGACGAACAAGAAGCTTTGGCTGTAAGGGTTTCCATGCGGGACATTTATCTTGAGGTGCAACGGCAAGGGAAACTGTTAGAGAAAATTGCTAACAGTCTGCCCGATAGCGAGCTAAAGATTGAAGACCACGAGCTACGGATTCGTAAACTCGAAATGCGGATGTGGCAGGCCATCGGTGCGTTCGGTTTCCTCGCCGCGGTAGTGTCGCCGTTGATTGCGGTGCTGACACGATGAGCAACCCTAAGTGGAAGATTAGACGCCGATACATTTTCGCGGCGTTCGCCCTCGGTGTCGCCCTTGTTGTGTCATCGATTGTTGCGGTGTGGCAAGACCGGCTCGGTGCAGGCGATCTAATTACGGGTGGGGTTGCTCTGATAAGTTTGATTCTCACGTCCTACATTTTTGGGGCGGCGTATGACGATAAGAGAGTGGAGAACACGGATGGATAAGTTGAAGGCGTACTGGAATTTTTCGGCTGAGCGTGCAGTGAAAACTGTGGCGCAGGTGGCGATTGCAACTATTGGTGTGGGTGCTGTGGGAATCCTTGATGTCGAGTGGGGGCAGGTTGTTTCGGTTGCTGCGCTTGCCGGTGTCATGTCGCTGTTGACTTCAGTGCTGACTTACGACAAGGCTGCAAAGTGATGGGGCGGCTTGACGCTGTGGAGCGCGTTGATGGCTATGAGGTGCCGGTCGATCCTGCCGATGCCTTGGACTGCACTTCCTGTCAGTAGGGTTTCTATTCTGCAAGCCAGGCGTACACTGTGGCCCTTGTCACGCCAAGCTTTTTCGCTAAACGCTTGATGTTATCGCCTGGTGTATGTTCGGCTCTTACGCGGGCTCTGAGGGCTTGTGTGACACGGTCTAGGCGTTCGAGTTGCCAGACGCGGATGTCTGCAAGTTTTTCGATGCTGAGGTTGTCGTATTCGTAGGAGTCCATGGATACCATCGTACACTCGCTCGGTGTTTGTCGGGGATAAGGGTGGGCGGTAACTGTTATCAACCCGTGACCCTCGCCTGCTTGATGAAATTTGCGTGAGGTCTTACAGTGAAGGCAACGAAAGGACTGTACAATGGTAGACATGGGCTATTACAAAAACATCGAGGTCGAGGCGCAACAACTCTACGATGACGAGTTGCGTGAAATTGTGGAGTGGGATATGGCGCACCGTCGCATCATGTCGCCTGTGGATCGTATGCGGATTATTTCGGATGAGAAACTGTTTGCTCGGGCGGTTGTTGCGTGGCGGGGTGTGCCTGCTCCGATGAAAGCTGCGAACCATGTTGCTTTGCAAACTTTACGGCGTGACATTCGACGTCGCGAGAAGCAGTCGATGCTCGGGTGGGTGCTGATTGTTGTGGCGCTCGGTGTCGGGTTGGCTGTCCTGTTGGTGAACCTGTGACCGGCTGGGCGCTGATTGTGGTGGGGGCGTTGTGTATGTTTGCGCCTGGGTTTGTTGACCCGTTCGCACCGATTAATGGGTTGAGTTTGGTGGGGTTGTTGTTGGTTGTTTGGGGTACGGTGAACGTGAATCGGAGGGGCATACAGTGAGTAAAGTTACAGGCGCAATGACACACATCCACTTTCACGATAACGGCAAAGCTGTTCTTCAGGCCGCCAAAGCTAGGGAACGAAACACAACGCTTGTTATCGGTGGGGACGTCAAGAACGGTGTCCTCTTGCTGGACATTGACGTACAGGATGATACCTGTTCAGGGGTGGCAGAGCTGCGTGAGCAGTTGCTAATGATTATCGAGGCACTTGAGGGCTACGACCCAAATGATGAAAGGGGGACACAATGAGTGAGGTTGACGTAGAAATCTTGTTGAAAGATTTGCGCAGGCTTGAAGCCGAAGCTTGGGGTGTGGCAGACTTTTTGGGGGACGGCAACCAGGAACTTATGTGTGACGCGATAGACGAGGCTCGCATTTTGGGTGACGCAATAAAACTAATTGAAGGGGGCACAATGAGTGGTGCGCAGGATAGCGTTGTGGATAGCGACGCGAACCAGGAAGACATAGAGCGATGCCTCGAGGCCGCAGTGATGTGGATGCGCGAACGTAGAGATATTCCGCAGACTCATAGCAACGCTGAGTGGAAGCTGTTCGAGGCCGCTATGGACATTATGGATACAACTTACGACGAGGGGGAAGTGTGATGGATGTTTATACGGATGGGCGAGAGATTTACATTCGACTCCGCGATGATGTGTGGCAGATTGGCGAACCAGGGACACTCACCCTAAGCCGGAAGCAGGCGCACACTTTACGGTTGCATTTGAACGCTTGGGCATACCAGGCACAACTTGCCGACGTCGAAGAAGACGGTTAACGCTCCGACGGTAACGTGCCCGCCCAAATCCCGTAAGGTTCCTGAGCTTCCACAGCATAAGTGAAACATGCTGCTTTGAGTGGGCATTCGTTGCAGAGTGCGCGGGCAGTCCTGATCGCATAGTCGCGGGTTTGTTTGTCTGCATAGTCCTCGGGGAAAAATATGGCGGGAATGTCTTGGCAGGCAACACCACCTGACTTATCGACGAGTTCCATAAATTCGCGTATTGGGCTCATCCGTCGGTCGTCACTCATAGACTAAGTGTAAGGGGGTTAGACGATGGTTGAGAACGTCACAAGTTTGGAAGCTCACGCTTTGTCGAAGCTGATAATGCGGGAACGGTTTGATGCCTATTCGGACAGCGGTGCAATATGGTTGGCAACTTTTGAGGAGTTGCAGGTTGCGTTGGAGGGGGCATCAGATGAGATTGTTGTCGAAGCGAAGCAGATGGCTAGCGAACGGTGGAAAAGGATGATGGGTAATGATTGACGCGGGCAGGTTTGTAGCATCGAAAGGGTTGAGCTCTGATGGTTGGTTGGAGGCTCGACGGTCGGGTGTGACGGCGACACAGGTGGCTAAGGCGGGCTCTGGGCCTGGCGGGTTCGAGCAGGCGGTAGAAGACTATTCGGCAGACTTTGTTGAGCAAGACAACCCGTACATGGTGTTTGGTCGTGTGTGGGAAACACCGATAGCGATGATTCTCAAGAACGATTACGGGGTGATGCCGAATGATTGGCTGATTCGTAACGGGGAGTTCCCGCACCATATGGCTACCCCTGATGGAATTTCGTTGGATCATTCACAGATTAGTGAGATTAAAACGACGGGGAAGGATTGGAACCCTGAGAAGCTACCGATCCAGTATCGGCGGCAGGTGCAGTGGCAGATGCATTGTACGGATACGGCTCGGTGTGTGTTTGCGTGGATGTTGCGGGAGCAAAGGGATACTGCTGCGGGGCCAATGTTTGTGCCTGGTTGGTTCGAGCCTCGCGTGGTAATGATTGAGCGTGATGAGGAAATGATTGCAGCACTAAAGGATACAGCTAACAGGCTGTGGGAGAGGGTAAACAATGGTTAAGGTAACAGTGTCGATCGAGTTCGACCATGCAGTTTATGCAACACTTTTGGAGGCTGCTAACGAGGTGGGGCTTGGGGTTTCCGAGTTCGCTAACGGTGTAATCGAAAACTATTTAGGGGAAAATTATGGCTCGCTTTGATATCACACAGTATTCGACGGTTGCGGAACGTATCGATAAGTTTTGGGCGGCGCACCCTGACGGTCGCATTCTGACGGAGATACTCCATTTTAGTGCTGAGCAGGTTGTGGTTCGTGCGGAAA